ATTGTTGTTTTGTCATTATCCCAGAACCAATATCCACCCCAAGATGGTAGCTTCACTTTTCCTCCGGATTTCATAATTTTGAATGCATCTCTAAATTCCATTATTCGTCCTCCTCAACTTCAATACGTTTCGCTTTGCCCTCAATTGAGAACATTGTATAAGTTCCGTCCTTAATCTTTGCCCAGACCTCATTGTCTGTGATGTGGAAACCAACCCACCAGCCTTCAGGCAACGTACCTTCCTCTATACCGAGAGTTTTCATCTTTTCCTTAGTGAATATAATACTCTCGATCAGAACGCCTGCACCGCCTCGCTCGTGCATCTCTCCGGCTTCACGATAGAACTCTACATAGGTATATGCTGTCTGTTCTAGTTCTTCCGGATCAATTAAATCGTTCTGGCGGTCAATCAGCTGATTTCCGTTCTCATCGACTGCAATCTTAGCCCATCCAAAGACGTACTGCTTTTCTTCGTCCTTCTTAGTAATATCTACTCGATTCAAGGACTTTCGTATACTGTCCTGTGTCTGTGCTGGGGATCGTATATAATCGTTAAAATATCTCATGCTTCCTCCTTCTTATACAGCCGATTAAAGTCATTCTTACGAACTACATTTAATCGACCGACTGAATCTTTTACAACATAGTCTCCTATTCTTGCAACAAGTCTGCTGCCTTTATATCTTCGTGTATTAAAATAGACCGTGTATCCTATAACGGCTGTTGCTCCGTCTTTCTGTACACGATCTATCATAATTTCTTCGGTATTCATTTTCTTTGTGAACCAGTCAGGGGCGATCATATCAATATCAGGTGTGATCTGCACTGCCTGAACTGTCTGCTCTATTGCTTTGTACTTCATCATTCTTCTTTCTTTGCATATCGTCCAGTTCCATTTGCATAATGGATTCCGTCACAGATTTTCATAGTTACTTCTAACATCCCTAAAGGTTCAAACTGCCTACGAATATTTCTCGGAATTGTCTTATCCTTTAACCATTCATGCATGTCGTCCAGTAATTCAAACCATTCTTGTTCATGTTCTGATACATCCATATCTTGTTTCATTAGCTGATCGAATCTTTCTTTTAATTCAAGATGTTTTTCCATTTTCTAAAGCCTCCATCCAGTGCGATACCTTCTGATAATCTTCAATATTTCCTGATAACATCATTTTATCATAGATCATATTATTCAGCCAGTCATACCTATCTGGTAACGGAACAGAAATAAGCTTCATTGCAAAATCATAATCATTTTTAAATAACCCAGCAACTTTATTTATATTTCTTAAAGCTTCTGTCATATGATCGTACTGTGATTCAAGAATTTGTATATTCTCTTTCTTGCTAATCTCCTGTGCTGCAAACTGTACCGAACCCTCTTCCATGTTCTCATACTGTTTATACATTTTATGATCATATTTTGTAACTGATCTAGCGTGTAACTGTTCATGTAACAAAATATGTGGGGCTGTTTCATGTCTGGTTATAATATCTCCGTTCCACTGGATACCATAAACACCAGAATCATCATCAACTACGACCTTTCCACTCCATGAGCTTTCAAGATCAAGATGTTTGTCTGCAATCTCTGACATTTTATTAGCATGAGTCTCTATTTCCTCTGTGCTGTACTCTCGCAGTTCATCTTCTTCTGTTTCATACGCTGCGGTCATAGATTTTGAATTGACATACATAACACAGCATTTACACCTCGGATGAAGCGGAGGAAGTAGCTTACCTGGGGCAAATTCTTCGTCCATTCCAACAACTTTTCCGTTCAGTTCTC